ATTGGACGAGCCGCATCAGCAGCACTTACAAACGTAGGTAGGCGGAACACCGCCTAACCTTCCATAGACCTCTTGGTTGAGCGTATCGTCCTTCCCAGCCGTGTCCAACCGCAAACCCAAGAGACAGGACGCCCCCGTAGATTTTTTTGCGGGGGCTTTCCCTTTCTCCGACACGCTAAAAATTAGTTTGCAAATGCGCTTGCTTTTTATGCAGGTAAATGTAATACTACTTTCTAGAACGACAAAGGAGACAGAGATGACAAAACAACTTATCTGGATTCACTGCTGGACTTGCGGAGAGCAATTCTCTTGCGAGGAACGAGAGTACACGCACGGAAAAGTATGCGGAAAATGCTAAACGACAACAGACAAACACTAATGAAAGAGGAGAACTAATGAGTGAGAACGTACAGAATTTGAAAGATTTGCGTGAGCTAAAGGGCTGGGTCATAGGAAAAGCGGAACTTGCTGCCAGGCTCTCAGAACAGTTCAGGCACAACCCGTTGGAAGTAAAGTATGCGCACGGTTCATTGGGCGCGTACCACGATGTCCGAGTTGAGCTAGACAAACTTATTGACGCTTTAGAGAAAAAAGACTGATGGCTAACCTAGATGCAGACGAAGTAATCAAAGCTTGGCACAGCAAGACCGATGCGGAGAAGTTCGAAATCATTGGGGTAAAAAATCTAGACACTTGGATTGAGACCATCATAAGAAGAAACGTTACCCCGCAACCCGTGAAAGCGCAGGAAGTCATCGACAGGTTCTACAAAGACGAGAAGTTGTTGTGGTCTGTCTAGCGTTATAGATTTGTTATAAAAACTTTCAGAATGGGCTTGACAAAGTGCAGGTAGGTGCTATAAAGTAATACTAGTTGAAGAGATAGCCTCCTCAACACCCAGCGAGATAGCCTCTCTGGGTAAATGACATAAAGAAAGAGTGATTGTTATGACAACCACCCAAGTAATCAACAAGGTAGTTCAGGAAATCATCACCGAGCAGGTTTCGGTGGAGTTTGAAGGAGAATCTCGCATTCTTCTCAACGACTACCTTGCAACTCGTAGGGCAGTAACCGACTTGGAGAAGACCAAGAAGGCACTAGAAGAGCAGGTCAAGGCATTGATTGGCAACGCTGAGGTTGTTACCGTTGATGGCATCGTGCGGATTGAAGTTAGTAGCCGTAGCCGTGCAGGGACTGACCGCAAACTACTGGAGAAGTTGTTCCCAGAAGCGTTCACAGCCACACAGACTGTGACTGACTACACGGTGCTAATGCCGAAGTAGTCTTCCCCCAAAGCGAAGCCCCTCCCCCTCCCCTTCGGGAGGGGTTTCGTGTTTCTGGCTCAGGGTAAAAAGTTATTCGAATGTACTTGCGAAGACAGCAGGAAGGTGCTACCATGAAGTATTCAACAGAAGGAGGACACAATGGACAAGTCTGAACTGGATAGTCAAGAAGTAGAGATGTTAGCGGAAGCCATGTCTATCTACGTAACCCTTAGCAACTTGGAGGTGTCACGCCACAAGATGTACAAGGATGAGAGCATGGACAGGATGTTCCAGAAGATGGACAAGTACGCAGCAGCAGGAGTACTCTGGACAAAGCTGATGAAGGCGCAGGGCATCACACAAGAGCGCATTTCGGAACAACTGGGAAGAGACTAGACCTGATGATAAAATTGGTGGTGGGTTCAACTCTCTTGGGAGTTGGGCTTTCTATTCAGCCAATGAGTTTGATGACATTCACCTTGCTGGTGATGGCATCTTTTTTCATAGCGACAACGCGACAACTAGAAGGGTAAAAAATGGACACAGTAGACAAGGTAGCTTTGACCCGAACAGTGGTCTTCGTGGGGGATTACTTCACGCTGATGACAACAGTTCAGCTCGATGAAGTGCTACGGCAAGAAGCTGAGAAAGATGACGACTTCGCAATTAGGATTGCTGCCGTCTGGATGGGCGAGCATTACGGGTGGGATGTCCTCGAAGCTGCCAATGATGTTGGGATTGTAGACGAATAGCAGCCAGCTGAAGAAGAAAGGCCTCCTTGCTGGGGGCCTTTTTCTTTTCCTGGCGGCAATACAGGGGTAAAAATTTAGGTATCCTTGAGGTGCCGCAAGTTGCTGGAGTTCGCCTCGCTGCTTGCGATGAGGGGTTCTACCTTTCCCCGCACATCTCCTCCCCCTCTCTCGGGGGGAGAAGTGTGTGGTTTGCCAATCAAAGGTCGGCGCTCGCAGTAAACTAATTGCATGTTAGAGCCAGTCATCTTAGCCATTGACACCCATTCAAACGGGACAGCGTCCCCATTTACAGCAAGCATCATTGATGACCCCAATGACGGGGAAACCAAACTTGTTGTGATGTTCGAGCAAGAGGGCCACATCGCGGTTTTATCTCTTGACAGGCTCATTGAAGAGGAAGACATTTCGCACAAGAGCCATTTCAACAGCGCAGACAAGCTAGAAGAAGTTTTGCGCAGTCTGATTGCGTCACGCACTAAGTAATCCTTTTTGCCAACCTTCTTGCATTCTGCAGGAAGGTGTGCTAGTCTTGCATTATTCAAAGGACAAAAGGACAAGTAATGGACCTCTTCGAAGCAATCGAGCACAAGCTCTCTATCAGGCTTACCCGACGCGGTAGGTTATTTATTGGGTGGACCTTATTCGCAATGTTTATCGCCCTGTGGGCCGTAGCGACCGAACTAGGCACCCCTGAAGCGTGCAAAGTCCCTTTCGAAGAGATGAGCCTTTGGTGTAAAGACTTTATTACTCAATAAAGACAATAGAAAGAGGAAAAGACGGAATGAAAAGCGAAAAAATCGCAGAAGAAGCCGCCAAGTTGTATGAAGAGGGCCTAGCCCTTGAAGCAGTGGCGAAACAACTGGGAGTTGCATACAGAACAGCACGGAAGGCAATCTTTGCCCAAGGCGTTGTGTTGCGTGACCCCCACGCCCGTCTAGTGGGACGAACTCGTCCAGACAAGAAGAGGAGCTGATGAAGCTACAAAACGTAGTGTGGACATCGGTTATCTCCGCTGTTGCAGCTGTTGGCATCTTGGTGTCAGCCATTTTAGGTAACGAACTCTGGGTTCTAGCAGCAGGGTTCATAGGAATTATTAGCGCGGTGCTTTCCGCGAGAGAACAGAGGTAAAAATGTGGTTATTTAGTGAAACAGGGTTCGTCAGCGTAGTGCAGGACCCGCAAGATAAAAACAAGATGGTTGTGCGAGGTCGAGACATGGAATCGCTGAAGCCACTCGTTGAGAGGTACGACGCAAAAATAGTCCAACTAAAGAACAGGGACTACCCGCACCGTGTTTTCTTGACTCGGGAACAGTTTGTTGATTGGTTAGTGGAGCTGGGCGAGACCCTGAAGTACACAAACTATAAAACTAGAGCTGGCCAAGCACGAGGACACGACTTTACGCGTCCGCTGCATACAGTGTGGAGCACCATGCTGGAGCTTGAGGACTTAGATAAGCCCAAGAATAAGCAGACGTACCGTCGAGGAGTCAATGCGTATGACTGGAACGACGAGAACGTAATGTACTACGGACGTTCGTAGAGAGGAACTCTATGAGTATCAATCGAAAAACGGCAGAAATAGCCGTGTTCGGAATAACTTTGGCACTAATCAGCGTGTCAGCGATAGCAAGCGCAGAGTTTGGGTCATCAGCAAGTCAAATTGCTGCGGAATCAAGCATTGAAGTGCAGGAATCAGAGCGGGTTGTGCCGCAAAGGTCCCAAAGTTATGAAGAAGACGCCGCTGCAACAGAGGAAGTGAGGGTAAAAATTCCACTAGCTGCCGCTGCAGAAGTTGCTGAAGTTGCTGACTTTCCGAAGCATTTTTATGAAGAAGAGTTGATTGAAGTGCTAAGGAGTGTTGGTTTCGAAGAAAGCACCCTGCGTAAGGCTTGGGCCGTGGCAATGAAGGAGAGCACAGGCAATCCTTTAGCCCACAATGGCAACAGCAGTACGGGAGACAACAGCTACGGGCTATTCCAAATCAACATGATAGGAAAGCTTGGAGTTGCACGCATGGAGAAGTACGGGTTGTCTTCTTATGAAGACTTGTTTGACCCGTATGTCAATGCACGCATCGCCTTTGAGATGAGCAGACAGGGAACCAATTGGGGCCCATGGGGCATTGGCCCTGATGCTTATAATGGAGGTACAACAGGTTCGTATCACACATGGTACAAAGAATACCCAGGAGGTAAGTAATGGCAGATAAATTCAAAGCTAACGCCAGAGATGGTGACGGCGACGGGCTGGTACAAGACGGCACAAAGTTCGAACGCAAAGTAGGCGAAAAGCCTGAAGGTTTCAAAGTTGGCGCGGTTGATGGTGACGGCGACGGGCTGGTTCAGGATGGAACAGACTTTGAGCGCGCAGTTGAGCCAGAAGTGGTCGTTGCGTCAGCAGCAGCAGTAGAAGAAGAACCAGAAGTGGTTGTTGAAGTTGCCAAGGAGAAGAAGGTTGAAGCCCCAACCCCTGCGGCAGCAGCACCAAAGGGTAAAAAACCCGAGCCAAAGACTGTTCCGACAGTCCTGGGTTCTGAAATCAGTGTTTCACGCACCAAGTTGGTGTTTGAGAGCATGTACGAGCACAACTCGCGTTCAGTTGGCGTAACTCAGGTTAGGTTGATGGAGCTTGGTTACGTAAGCGCGGGTTCAGACAACCGCGGGTACTTGAGCAAGGGCACTCTTGCAGCTATCAAGGAATTTGCTGCAGACCACGGTTTTGAATCAAATAACCTTACGAACGAGAAGCTGGTTCAGGCTATTTTTGCTGGTACCCCAGTAACAGTAAGTATCTAAGCCCCCAAATCAACGCCCAGTATCTCTCTTATCATAGAGAGTGCTGGGCGTTGCTGCGTCTGGCGTAGATGCAATAGGAGAGGAAAGACCATGTCAAAAAGAGCACGAAAAGTTGCAACAATAGTTGGCCGCATGGTTGCTGTGTTCCTGGCAACGGGACTGAGTGTGGTTGCAGCGGGTACGATTGTGGGCGTTGAGCTCTGGCAATCGTTCTTGATGGCGGGGATTGGCGGAGTAGCTACAGTAGTTGAGGGGCTATCACGGGCGTATCTCAAGGACGGGAAACTATCACTTGCTGAAATAAACGAAGTGTTTGGCGAAGCTGGGTTGAAAGCTAGCAACCCCGACGACTAAATTCGTAGTAGCAGCGCCGTTTGTTTGAGGAACGAGAAGGCCCCCCAGGAATTTTTACCCTAGGGGGCTTTCTCTATTTTGCTGGTTTCTAGTCTGCGGGGTAGAACCCGTGCTTTTCAAAGTGAGCTTTGCGAGTCTGCTTTTTGATTCTGCGCTCTGCTACTTGGTCTATTTTTTCGGCCACCATGTCCCAGAAGGGGGTGGGAAATTCTACATAGTCTCGGTCATTCTTGACTAGCTTCCCGCGGATTCCGTTGGTAACACGCTTAGCGGTTCCTACTATTGCGCTATCTGGTAGTCCGTACATTGTGTCCCTCTCTGTCTATGTCTCTATTATGACATACCTTCCTGCACTTTGTCAAGTACCTGGGCAAAGAAAAACCCCCCAATTTCTCGGGGGGCTTCGCGGTGTTCATTTGGCTATCTCCTTAGTCGGTTGTTTGTTTTTCTCTGATTGTGATACTCCTTAGAGTGCCTAGTCCTGGTGTAGTGGTGTTCGCGCAAACTTCCCACTTGAACCTATAATCAGGACTTGCGCTGTCGTTATACTCAATAATCCGCTTTAGGTTTCGCTTCATCATTTTGAGGGCATTGCTTGCTATTCTCTCGGCTTCCCCTGTGTTGCCAAGTGCGGGATAAAACTCCGCCTTAGCGTGCCATTGTCGAAATCCATCAGCCCAGATTGTTACTTCATAATTTTTAGACTTGGTCATTGTGTCCCCCTTAGAGAGTTATGTAGGTGTCGGTGAATGATACGAATAAGTTCCAAGCCCAGCCGATTACAACGCGGTGGCTCTCTGTCACTATGAACCAGACTCCCAAGATGGCAAGTGTGACTAGCGATAAAAACTGACGGGTTTCTGTTTTGATAGTGTGTCCCTTCGTTGTTATAAGTACATTCTCTCAGACTTTCCTGCACTTTGTCAAATCTTTCTGACATTTCTTTGTAACGGTTAGGTAACAGAAAAACCCCGCCATTTCTGACGGGGTCTTCAGCGCGGTGGCTATTCGAGCATCCTCATAATCTTGAAAACGGCGCTTGCAGTAAGGGGCAAGGTTTCGCCTTCCTCCCCTGTGCCACCCGTTATTACGACGTTACCCACGATGTAGTCTGTGCCTGCGCCATAGGTTGCATCCCATAGAACTTGCCCGACGTCATTGTGCGGTAACCCCTCTAGCTTGCCTTCCTCATTTAGCCACATAGTTAGGTCATCCCCTAGGTCTACAGCTTGCACATAGCCCCCCACCGCGGTTTGAAGCGCGGCCAGGTCCATGGTCTCCATCTCTGAGATGTTGCCTTCTGTTGAGACGGTCATTGCTTTCATTTTGTTTTTCCCTTCGTTCGTGTTAGTTGGTGTTAGTTGGTGTAAGCAAGTTGTCCAAAAGCGAGCACTGCCTTCTGGTTGCGGCTTAGCTCTTCGTTGTCGGCCCAGATAGTGAAGTCTCCCATTGTTCCAGTGCGGTAAGTACTAGCGAACAATTCGCGCAACTGCGCAACGCTAGTGGTGTGGAAGTTGAAGTCGATTCCGTTTGCCATGATGCGGATTGAATAAGTAGTCATTTTGTTTTCCCCTTCGTTGTGCCCCTTGCGGTGGCTTGTAGTTATTATATTAGTACACCTTCCTGACATATGTCAAGCTCATTTGGAAAAAAAGTTTTTTTATTTTTTTCATTCGTATTAGTAGGTGTAGAAAAATCTCAATGTGCCCAGACCTAAAGGCGACCAGAGGGCACTAGGCCCCAGGGGGGCAGAGCGTCTGAGTCTTGTATAGATGTGTGAGCATTTGCTAGGCATCCCCAAAACCAATCCCTAGCCCCAGCCCCAGAGGGGGCCAGAGGGGGGACGTGTGTCATTGCCTAGCTTGGCATTCATAGGTGCAATTTTTTAGCTAGACAGAATGTCTAGATAAATTCATCAGGCCAACCCAGATAGCAAAGCTATTTGAATGTGAGATGTTTCTAGCTTGACTAGATGACTTTGAAAAAAGCTTTGTAAATAATTCTTGTCTAGTCAGGGGAAAATAGAAAAGCAGCTTTGGAAAAAGTTCTTGAAAAAAATAATAGACAGCAAATAAATATCCAGACCTTCAGAAAAAAACCAGTAAGTCTCTCGGAACGTGCTGAAGATTTTAGGAAACGTTTCAAAAAAAGTTCAAATATAATGACTGCCCACTCACAGGCCAAATCCAAAAAAACTTAACGTTCATACTTTCGACTCTGCCGTTCAGGATTCTTTGGACTCTCGCCCCTGTACGCTTTCTCAGAACCCTGTACCATAGAACAATGAGCTCAAAGACATTGCTTCCTCAGGACGAAGTGAACTTCATCAGTTCCCTTTCCCGCCCTGCTGCTGAGTCACGTCTTAGGGCTCTCTGGGAGGCTGGATGGTCTTTATCTATTCTTGGCGAGTCGCTTGACCCCAAACGACCCAAGACTACAATCCACTTCTGGGTAAAAAAAGCGGAAGCAACAAAGCAGTTCCGCGAAATACCCACACCGCCACCTCGCAGTCTCACCACCGCAACTCCCACTAAAAAAGCACCCCGACTGCGCTCAGTCTCCCCCAACGTTCCGCCAGACATGAAACCGCGCCTCAAGGAGCTGGCCAAGCTTGCAAAGCGCTATCGCGCCCGCACAACTTCGGACTCTCCGTTCTCCCAAGCAAACCGAGACCTCACCGCAATGGCTGTGGCTCTCAGAAGCATGGGCGTCCCCACAGCAAAGATTGCCACAGCCGCTGGGGTTTCGTACCGCGCTATGGCCAGAAGACTGAGCAAGTGAGAACTTACAAGACACAGAGTGGCAGCTATACAGAAGATGAATTAGCTGTGGTTGTATGGATGAACCCTAAAAACAAGGAATCCAACCAGTCCCGCTTTCTTGAGACTATGACATCTGAGAACTCGCTCTTTCCCATGGCATTTCCGCTAAAGAGTCTTACGAGTTCTCGCGACTGGCAGAACGCCACTCTTGTTAACAAGAAGGACGATGTTTTTGGCGCTATACGCACCACTGAGCGGTCCCGACCACTAATCATCCCCATTCCCGTAGCCCGAGCAGCTTTCGGCTGGGAAGACTTCTACATACCATCGGAGTACACAAGTTAATGGCTGCAGTTAAAACAATGGACGTTTTCCCCGCAATCATCAGGTTGGCTCCCCCAGGCTCCCTCTCCGACATCACTGGGCTCCCGATTATTGGAGACGCTCCGCAGGGGACTCGCCGCGTCGACACCGCCCGCGCTGTAGTTATCCAAGACGTCCTGATTATTGGGGTAGATTCCCCAGAAGGCACTCAAGTCGTTTTTCGCGAAAAAATTACCCAACTAGAGAAGATAGGCAAGACCTATCACGCCTTGACCGAGTCAGGAAAGATAGTTACAGTTGCCAAAGACAATAACTGTGGCTGTGGGACCCGCCTTCGTGGCTGGAACCCCTATGGCTCTTTCATAACTTCTAACCAGGACCCTACATGACACTATTAGAATTTGTCATCATTGCTCTAGCAGTGTTTCGTCTTACTCGTCTTATCACGACTGATACGATATTTGAGTCCCTAAGAAATCGTCTTTGGGCTAAGTTTCCTCCCCATAAGAGCAAACTTGGCTATCTTATAACCTGCGATTGGTGCACCTCTATTTGGGTCGCATCAATAGTCGTACCATCCGCTATGATTATTCCAGTACTTGTTTACGTCTACGCCGTATTCGCGGCTTCGGCGATAGCAGGTCTGTTGACCGCATACGAGCAAAAATAACTCGTGTTCCGCAACTGATTGACGAGGAGACCGCCCAATGGGTGTATTTAATAGAGAAGAGCCAACGCCAGAGGCTCCAAAGGCTAAAGCGACGCCTGTAAAGCCCGCTAAGAATAAAGCCACCTCCCGTTCAAATCAGAATGTTCGTAACGCCAGGACGCCTCAGCCGACAGGCTCACCCGTCTTCTTCAACAGCCCTCCTCCAGTTGCCTATAACGCCCCCCGCGCCCTGACGGCTGCAGCCTCGCAAGTAAAAATGAACGACAAGGGCGAGTTCGAGCAGTTTAAGGCTCGACGTTCCGCTTCCTCATCTGCATGGCAGGGCGAAGCATGGGAATACTACGACGCAATTGGCGAAATCAAATACGCTTTTAATCTTGTAGCATCCGTTGTCTCTCGTATCCGCATCTTCGCGGCTGCAATTGACGACCCAAGTCAGGCCCCCGTTTCCGCAAGCGAGTCTCGCTCAGTGGACCCAGCACTTGCTGCTGCTGCAGAACGCGCTCTTTTGCGACTTAACTCGGCGTACGGCGGACAGCCTGGACTTTTAAAAGACGCCGCTCTTAACCTTGCCGTCACTGGCGAATGCTACCTAGTTCAGATGCCAGCCCTTCAAGGAACTGGAGAGCCTGAATCTTGGGACATCCGCTCCGTTGACGAGGTAATAACTGACGCTCGCGGTAACTACACCGTTATCGGTCGTCGAGAGCAGAGCTCTGGGTCGGGAGGAGGAGGTCGCGAAGGAGTTGTCAACTTAGGCAAGAACGCTTTCGTTGGCCGTATCTGGCGCTCACACCCTCGTTATTCGGATGAGTCCGACTCAAGCTTGCGTGGGCTCCTTGACCTTTGTGCCGAACTCCTCCTACTGAACAGGACATTCCGTGCAACTGCTCGCTCTCGCCTTAACGCTGGCGCGCTTTATCTTCCTGACGGTTTATCTGTGGCTGCTCAAGGCGACCCTGACTATCCTTACGACTCTGAGGATGGAATCGGGACGGGATTTACTGCCGAGGAAGCAGAAGATGAGTTTGAAGAGCAGCTAATTGACGCTATGACCACGCCGATTCGTGACGAAGAGTCCGCATCTGCCGTGGTTCCTCTGATTATTCGTGGACCAGCCGAGCTTGGCGATGCTATCAAGCAGTTCAAGTTCGAGCGTTCATTCGACCCAGCCCTTGCCGAGCGCTCGGACCGCGTTCTGGAGCGCATCCTGCAGGGCCTTGACGTTCCTAAGGACGTTGTTACAGGCTTGGCTAACGTAAAGTACTCCAACGCTCTACAAATTGATGAAGCGTTGTACAAAGCGCACATCGAACCGTTGATGCTTTTGATTGTTGACGCCCTCACAGTTGTCTATTTGCGCCCATATTTGATTGCAAATGGCTACTCAGACATAGATGTTAGCCGTATTACTGTTTGGTATGACCCTTCAGCGGTCTCCACACGCAACGACAGGGCCTCAGATGCTGATGCAGGCTTCGACCGCGGGGCAGTGTCTTACGACGCCTGGCGGCGCGCACACGGCTTCTCAGACCAGGATGCTCCTACCCCTACTGAAGTTGCAGTACGTTTGCTTCAGGAAAAGGGCGCACTTACACCAGAACTTACCGAAGCAATGCTTGGGGCGATTTCTCCAGAGATTATGAATGCCGTTCGGTCGGCTCAGCAGGGGCAATCCGTTGCTCCTCTGCCTCCCGACGTTGAAGAGGTCTTGAAAAGAGCAGCTGCAGGAGAACCTGCACCTGTAACAGAGGAAGCCGCACCTGAAGGGGGCACTGACTAATGCATGGTATGAAAAAAGATGATGTACGCATGGAGCTTGTAAACAACCTCGCCTGCAACCTAGGAAACGCTGTTGTTTTTACATTTAAGGCTCAGGGGCATCACTGGAATGTCGAAGGCTCAGACTTCAGCGAGTTCCACAGATTCTTTGGAGAAATCTACGAAGAGGTTCAAGACTCGATTGACCCTATGGCAGAGAGCATCCGCAAGATGGATGTAAAAGCTCCGTTCACTTTGCACCAATTCTTAAAGATGTCGAATATCCAAGACCCTATGACAGAGTGCTCAACTGTTCGTGACATGGTTCAGGATTTGTATGACTCTAACCAGGTGTTTCTTGAGAACCTCAAAAGAGGCTACGAGCTTTCCGAGAAGGCCTGCGAATATGGCACTAGCGATTTCTACTCTGGGCGCATTGACGTTCACATGATGTGGCAGTGGCAGTTGCGCTCTCACCTAAAGGGCTTGGGCGGAGCTTACTAAGTATGGAATCCCGAGGAGAGCTGGGAGGGGGTCAGAGCCATGCGCCTACCCCTAAGCCAACCAGCTCAGTCAGAGTTTCGGATAAGAATGCTCTTATCCGTACTTTGTCGACCTTGGAGAATGAAGTTCACGAACTTCGCAAGAGCATCAGACAAGAGTATGCATCCGAAGAGCTTTCCAACAGCCCCTGCTGGGACGGCTACGTCCAAGTAGGCACCAAAAAAGGCAAAAACGGCAATCAAGTCCCCAACTGCGTCCCTGCTACTACTTCAGCTATCGCCGAAGCTGCAACGTTTGCCGCTGAGAACAGACCAGCTGCCCCCGAGGGCTTCCACTACATGCCAGACGGCGAACTGATGCCAGACTCGGCACATGAAGAGAATGCCCCAAGACCAGAAGCTCCCGAAGGTTATCACTACATGCCAGACGGAAATCTTATGTTGGACTCTGACCACGATGACGAAGCTGCAGCTAAAAAGAAGCGCACTGCTGCCCAGACTCCTGCTCCCAAAAAGGACCAAATAAAAGGCTCTTCAAAGAACAAAAAGGGCTCGGCTTCTGGCAGTAAGAAAATTACCTTTTCAAAGGCCGTAGAAAAAGCTCTTTCCAATAAGGTTGAGACCCACAACAAAAAAGCATCTAAGGGACGCCGCGCAACTCTTGGGATGCTAAAGGCTGTCTACCGCCGCGGAGCTGGGGCTTTCTCCACAAGCTTCCGACCTGGACAGAACCGAAACTCTTGGGCACTTGCTCGCGTTAACGCTTTCCTGCGTTTGCTTTCCTCAGGCAAGCCCTCTAAGGCTGCTTATGTACAGGACAACGACCTACTTCCCGCTTCCCACCCAAGGTCCACAAAGAAAGACTCGTCTATTGAGTCCTTGACCGCAGACGCTCAGCTGCACTCCGAGTTAGAGCTTTCAGCTGCATCTGAGTACGCAGAGGCAGAACTCGAAATCGAGCTGCCCGCAGAAAACACTTTTGCCAGTGCCGAAGAAGCAATTCTTGCTTTGACCGAGTTTTCAGATTTTGGCTACGAAGCAGAGCCTGCTATTAGAGCAAGCTGGCTTCGCGGTCTACGAAATGGAGAAGACCCCTACACAAGGGCAAAGCTTCTCGCAATCCTTGCACACGATAGTCTAGATGCTGACTTGCTCCCACGAGAGGGCTTTGATGAGTAGCAACCACCCAACCAAACCAGCAACACACGTACTGTCTGTTGCAGAGCAGGACGCGAACATTATTCGCGACGCTATTGACTCTCTTGCAGACCTTAATGGCGCGCATCGTGGTACACGTCGAATCACGTCTGGAATGGCCAAAAAAGTCGCCACACGTTCTCTCATCAAGAGCGCAGACGAGAGCTACTCTGTCCGTCGCCACCGCGCTTTTTCTGAGCTCTCGGAGTTTGCTGCTCTAGTTCAGCAGGACAAAGTAATCACTGCCGCCGCACATACCGACTTACTCTCCCTTGCACACCCACGCTCCACTCGCAAGACTTCGATGGATTGGAAAGAGCTTCGCAAGGCTCAAGCGCGTTGGTTCGCCGACGACTCTCGCGTAACAGACCCTTTGGTTGGTCCGCTTCTTGCGTCCGCCTTTGCCTCTGAGCCAGGGAGTCCTGCTCAGCAGTACGCTGTTGCTCGTCTAAATGCTATGGGCCCAGGTAAGGTCCCTTTGATTGCCCTAGTTGCGGCATTCAAAATGGGCGGTAACAAAGGCTTCTGGCGCTTCCAGCTTCGAGACAGCGAAGGTAAATTCTCCAACATGGGCGGAGGCCTTCGTAGGCTAGTGCGTCGCATAGGTGGAGGCGTTTCGTGGCTTGCTGGTCGTATCGTTTCGACGAACCCCAGCAATAAAACTTTTATCCAAGAGCTCCCAGATGGCAGGCTCATTAGGACACCAGCCTCTGCTGGTAAGTCCGTTAAGGCTATTCTCCCTAGTCAACAGGATGCCCAGGGATTTAGCAAGACTCCCGCCAAATCTTCAGCTGACAGTGATGTGATTGATGAAGCAGACCTAGAATTTGTAGACTCCCCCGACGGTTACGCAAAAGACCCTTCTTTCAAGCCTACGCAGGATGACCTTGACTACTACGGCCCAAATATTGACCTTGGAACTAGGTTCGTCGACGATAACGATAATTACGAAATTGTAAAGTTCGACAACGGAAATAACGTTGCGGCAATGCATAAATTCGAAGCCCAGCAGCAAAAAGAGGCTGAAGGCAACAATGTCGTTGCTTTAGGTATGGGCGAAAACGGAGAGCTCGACCCAACTCTGCCTGTTTACTTTGTCCGTCGTAAAGATGGCAAGGAAAAGGAATTTGCCACTGTTCAGTCTTGGGGAGATGTTCAAAGCTTTATCTCTAAGGACGAAGACCTCTACGAAGCAGGCGACCCAGCTGACCCACAGCGCCCCGAAAGGGCAGCGGGACTGCTTGACCCAGAACTTCAGATTGGCGATAAAGTTGACATCGCCGATTTCGACGGTCAAGAGATTCCTGGAGACGCTAACGCTTCTAAGGTAAAACAGACCGCTTATCGGAGAAAATTAAAAAAGTTTAAAGAAGAGGGCGGCGAATTCCCTCTAGACCCAACCCGCGACCACTTTATGATGGACGACGGAACTGTTATTGATTCCGAGACGGGACGCGTTCTTCGTGACTCTCTTGGAAATGCCAACCCTAACGCTTGGCTGGATGACTTTGACGAGCAGGGCACTCAAAATCAAGAAGAGTCTCCCGCAGACGAGACCGAGGCTTCACCAGAAACAGGGACCACTCCCGAAAACTTTTACTCATGGAACACAGACGCCCCTTACGAGCCACAGGGTGCTGTTGATAATCAAATCTCAGAAGACTACACAGACGACCCTTCACAGCTTTCCGAAGAGTATTCGACCAAAGACTTAGCCACGGCCCTTAACGAGGGTGTTGCTGGCACTGAGGAGCAGTCTGGCACTGGTTTTGGGTATCTGCCTTTCTCCGATGGAACCGAGCCCGTTCCCGTTGAAGCTATCTATGAAGCGCTCAACGAAAAAGGCGAAGATGCTAAAGCCATTCTTGACGATATCTATAAGGGCGGTACTGGCGACTTAGGTACCAAAGTTCCTAAGGCAACTGAAGAATCCTTGGGCGAAGAGATTCCTGATGCAGCTAAGGCCACACCCTCTAACAAAACCCTTCCTCCGATTATTGAGGGGATGACCGAGGACGAGCAGAAGGCGTTCCTAGATTCGGGTGACTATAAGTCATATCTCCCAAAGAATAAGGTTTACGAAGAATCTGAGGTTCCAGAGGGCTATTCCTCAATCGACGATGCGCCTTTTAATGAAATTGAAGGCGATACTCCGCAAGATGCGCCTGAAGGCTTTTCTGTCAACCCAGTTGACATTGCCAATGACTATAAAAACGATGAGCTTGTTACGGAGCTTCGTCGTGCCCTAGAGCCAGGAACCGCAACCCCAGGCTATGGAATCTTGGGTATGGACACTCCCGAGGGAGAGCAGTACCTAGCAAACGTCCCAGCTGAAGCAATTCGTGACGCTCTGCAGTTGCAGGGCGTAGACACTGACGAATTAATAGACAATATCTACCAAGAAGGCCTTAAAGGGCAAAGCTCCGACGAGCCGACTCCCGAAGAGGTTCAGGATGCTCTTGAAGGAGAAAATGTCCAAGAAGACGAATCCCCCGAAGATGCCCCCGAGGTCCAAGAACCCTCAACCGAAGCCCCGCAACCGCCTACAGAGGACTCGCAAGACCAAGCAGCAGACACCACTGATGATGGTGGAGCAGGAACAGTTACCCCAGGAATCTCTACAGGAGAACCAGACGGACCAGCCCTCCTAAGCGCCAGCGCCGAGAACCTCAAAGCAGGAGACATTACGTTCTCTGACAACTTTGTAATTGAGAATGTATTCTCCGACGCCGACTCCGAGGCACAGAAGCCAGGAAGCGTTTGGATTGAGGGATACTACCCTGGGCACCAGACTCAGAAGACCAAGCTCTGGAACAAGAATGTTCAGATTAAAGTTTACCGTAATGTAGAGGTCCCCGCAAAGGGGGACCTCCCAACTCTATCTAAGCCAAAGCCAAAAGAATTTGACCCCGAAGGCAAGATTTTTAACGACACAAACTTAGGGGCCTTTGTTCCTAAGGACGCAGAAGCGCGTAGTAAATTTCTTGATGCCCTAGACGAGTACAACAAAAACCTTGCGCAAGCTCAGGGGCTATGGACTGCACCTGACACCGAGACTCTTGCTGTGTGGCAGACCGAAGAAGTTGCTTCACCCTTTAGCCCAGCGAACCCCGTTGGTGTAACCACGGTTAAGGCTACAGAAGTTAAAGCTGGAGACGTCACTTTCAAAAAAGAGTGGGGTTCTGATTTTTACGAGTACTTCATTATTGAAGGCGTAGAAGAGGTAGACGGAAAGGCCGTTGTTCAGGGGTACTACCCAGGGCACGTCTCTCAGACAAAAGAGTGGAACGCTACAACTGAAATTACGGTTATGCGTGGTGCTTCTGATTTGCCAGCCCCTGGAAACGCTCCAGCTCTTGAGCGTCCTAAAAAAGATGACCCAGACTTAGTAGAAAAGAAAGCGGCGTTCAAAGCTGCAAAGAAACTCTCCGCAGAGGGCTTTACTCCTCCAATTGACCCAGACTCCGTTTCAACTGCTCAAACAGGCGACACTGACAAGCCTAAGAAAAAAACTCCCTCTAAGCCAAAGGCTCCTGCCTCTCCAGCATTCTCTGGGGAAAAGCTTAAGCAGATTGAAGTTGAAGCAGCTGGCGACCCTATAAAGTTCCTAGAGCTCCTTGAAAAAGAAGAGATAATCTATCTTGACTTTGAGACCGCAGCCGATGGCGCATTTGACAGCCAAACACCTATTCAAGTTGCATGGACCAAAATTAACGATGGTCTGGCAACCGCTGCTGGTGCTTACTGGATGAATCCAGAAGTACCACTTGGAGATTTCTATAAAAAAGCTGACCCAGACAAAACACTAAAAGACCCCTCTGGTAATCCAGTCTCAGATGAGTTCTTGGCAAAGCAGCCTTCTCTAGAAGAGCAGATGACAAAGCTTCTTGAAAAGATTGGCCCTGACACAATTGTTCTAGCGCATAACTTGCCGTTTGATGGTGGCATTATGAAGCGCTTCGCTCAAAAGTTTGGCCTCAACTACAGCCCAAGCGGAGAGGTAGACACTCTATCGCTAGCCCGCCTTGTTATTAACGGAGGAAACGGTGCTCACACTCTTCAGAGTGTTGCAAACCGCTACGGAATTGTTCCTGATGGTGACTGGCACGATGCAGTAACTGATAGCGATGTTCTCCCTTCGATTCTGAAGAACCTTATGCAGGAGATGGCTAAGACCAATCAAGGAATCTCAGCTCTTGACGTTGACGCCAACATGCAAAAGTACGAAGAGGAGCTTGCAGAGTTCAAGGCGGCTCAAGGCAAGAAAGACCTCGCTGACACAAGCCTTGCTGTTTCTAAAGTTATCCAGGATGCTTTTGATGGTGACAACAAATTTGCGACAGTTGACGAGATTGTAAAGTCAATGCCTAAGGTCCGCCCAACTTCTGACGAAGCCACTTCTGCTACAGCTGCACCCAAGTCTGACTTGGCAGACGGTGACCTAGCAATTGAATCAGTACTAGGCGACTCCATCTCAAATAACTGGGTAGAGGACAACGAGAACACCACATCGCTTGGCAAGGTCGCCATTGAGGAGTGGCAGGTAGGAGACTTCGTAAGTGCCCCATCAGAGGGCTGGTTTGAAGTTCTTGAGATTCTCGATGACCCAGCTGACCCAAACAAGGTTTTTGTAAGGCGACGCTTGCTTGCCAATGGCAAAGAGTACGGTATGAACAAGTCTTGGGTAAAGTTCCAGGCTTACGGTATTAGACGACGCAATGGCGAAGTTGAGGCCCCTGTTCTTGAGGAAGCAGCTTCTAACGTCGACACAGAAGCTACCATTGAAAAGTGGCAGACCTACGACATTAAGCAAGATGCTGACGGTGTTTACTATGCTGACGGAATTTCTAGCTCTGATGTTCAGAAGCTACGAAGCGGCGTGATGACTCCCCCTCAGTTGCCGTTCTTTGCTCCGATAGGTGGCGGCAATAAGCCCGACCAAGGTGATGGCTACTTCTTCGCTACAAATGGGATGCGTTTTTGGGGCAAGTTTGGTGCTGCTGGAGCTCTAGTTCGCCGTAAGAACAACGAGGGCGTCTTTGAGTACTTCCTAGCAAAGCGCTCTTCTGGGCTTTCGCAGGGCGGCGGAAAGTGGGGATACCCAGGTGGTGCCCACAAGGATAAGAGTGACTCCGAAGAAAATAACGGCATCATCACTGCAATCAACGAATTCGAAGAAGAAGTTGGCGGCGACTTAGGGCCAGACTCCGTTCCTGGTTGGACATACAACACTCACGTCTTCGAGGTGGGACCAGGCCAGCTAAACGACTTGTCACCGAAAGATGGAGAAAGCTCTGAGGTTGGCTGGTTCACTGCTGACCAAATTAGCAAGATGGCTTCTCAAGGCACTCTTCAGGACAACTTTGCAGACACCGCAGATGTTCTCTTGGGCCTTGCGCTCGACGAGCCTACGACAGCTGAGCCCGATGAAATTGTTATCCCTGAGGCACAGAGCGGCTCATTGGGTCAAGTCTTTGACACCTCTAACTGGAAAAAAGTTTCAGGGCAAGCTGGGTCAAATCAGGGAGCATTCTATGTCGACCCAGGCAGCGGGCAACAGTACTACGTCAAGACCCCAAAGACCGAAGCTCACGCAGCTAATGAAGTTCTTGCTTCTGCGCTGTATGAAGAGGCTGGCTTGGCTGTCGGGCGTGCCTACATCGGGAAAAACAAGGCTGGCAAAATTGTCATAGTTTCTCCCGTTATCGACAATGTAGATGGAGAGCTAAACAAGTTCCCTAACAACCCCGAAATTTTGAACCAGATTCAGAACGGTTTTGCGGTTGACGCATGGCTCAACAACTACGATGTAATCGGTCTTGAAAAAGACAACATCCTTGTAAACAAAGACGGAAAAGCTTTCCGAATTGACGCTGGTGGAGCTTTGCTCTTCCGCGCTCAGGGTGCCGACAAGTCCGAGCAGATGAATGAAAATGTTTCGGAGCAGATAGCGTCTTTGCAGAACCCCGACGTTAACGCACAAAGCGCAAGCGTCTTTGGGCAGATGGGCCCTGCAGAAATTGGCGAGTCAGCAAAGCTCGTTGCAAATATTGACGAAGCCAAGATTGATGAATTAGTAGATGAGGCTTTTGCTGGCGGAATCGATGGAATTAGCAGTCAATCAATTGCGAACAGCCTCAAGGAGAACTTGAAGCGTCGTCGTAAAGAGCTTATTGAGATATATGGACTTGACGATGAGCCAATCGAAGCCCCTATTGCTTCAGAGTATGGTCCAGACAAGGTACTTCTTTCACTTGACGACATAGACCCAAAAGATTTGATTGACGACCTTGATGCTCAAATTCAGGATGCAATAGCTACTGGAAACAACATTGTCTTTAAGTACAACGGCAAAACAGTAGACCTTTCTCCAGCAGAAGTGAAGACTGCCAAAAACGGAAACGTTAACGTTGTTGGGACACTTCCTAATGGAAAGTTCTACACCTACAACCTTACAAAGATGGAACAAGAAAACGATGCTGCCCCTCAGGCATCGGAGCCAAGCGTGGCAACCCCTCAGCCATCTGACGAGATAACCCTTGACCCTCAAGCCGAGCCCGTCGAGTCTGTAAAGCCCACTGAGGTGCCTCAAGACCAGAAGCAAAAACTTGTACAAAAGGTTGAGAACATAGCTGAAGCTTTGTTCGGCAGCAAAGACCCAGAAAAGATTAAGCAGCTACTACAAGGCTTCAAAGACAACGAAGTAGAGGACCCAGAGCTTGTTGAGTCCATTCTCAATGACTTGACTAACCCTGCACCAGCAGCTACTCCAAAGGTAACTCCCGAGGAAAAGATAACTGATGATTTAGAGCAGGCACTTACTCCCGTAGATGGCGACGAGGATATTCCTACAGACGCGGTCTCGAAAATTGACCTCGACGAGCTTGCCAAAGAACTTGCGAACCCAACTGACCCTGACTTAATTTGGGCGCAGGTTATCGAAGACTACAGTGCTAGCACTCTAGACAACGGACACATTGTTGTCTCTTCTACCAAATTTAACAATAAGCGTTTTGACGTTTTAGTAAAACGTAACTCCGACAACACATTTAGCACCTACCACCGCATTACAGACGAAGAAACGGGTGTCACTAGGGTTAAAGAGCTGAAAGGTCGCTGGCACTCATCTACCGCCCTAAACAGTCGGATAAATAACGAAATCTACAAGAGCAAGGCCTTCCCTGCAAAGATTCTCGCTGGGTCCAAAAAAGAGACCGCCTCCACTATTCAGCCATCCATGCCTCCTAAGCAGCAGGAGTCTTACGTTTCAGCAGACGGCACGACCGTTATTCAGGTTGGGATGACAGTTACTGATACCAAGACAGGCAAGAAGGGGGTTGTTACCTCCCTTAAGGACCAGTACGTTGTGAAAGCTGGAGGCAAGACCTACACCTACACAGACGTTGCAAAAGTTAAATTTGAAGGACAGTCAAAGGCAAACTGGAAAGCCTCTACCTTCTTAATGCCTGAAGGCTCTCAAGCCCCTGAGGATGGCCCTGACCAAGACCCTGGACAAGAAGGAGACGGCGGCGGCGGAGCACCAACCCCACCAACTACTCCCGAGACACCAGCGCCTGAAGCGCCTACGCCCGAGCCAGAAGAGTTACAACCAGCTGAAGCAGTGGCCCCAAGTGGTCTTACTCCAGAAAGTACGTTGGCTGAGGTTGAATCTGTCGCTGTAGACAAGAACTCTGCGATGCACACTTCGTACTTTGGAGCTTCAAATAAGAACGAATACAAAAGCCTTGTTAAAAAGTACTTGGTGAAAGACGCAACGTCCACTGGTCAGAATATGCTCCCTGGAATTATTGCTTCTAACCAAGACCCAGACGCGCCAAACCCAGAACTTGCAAGCCACGGTGTCGTAACAAAGACTTTCCCAAATGAACTTGCCGTAGAGGTTACCTACTTCGACGGGCCAATGAAAGGCACTACTCAGAAGCTAGAACAAAAAAACGTATGGAGCCGCGAGAAGTTTTTAACTAACGAGCAGTCCAAAGAGCTGGGAATTGAAGTAGACGACTCAATTCGTGCTGAAGCCATAAAGGCTCAGGGTGCCAAAGCTGAAGAGGCAAAAAAGCAAGCCGTCGCCCAAGCAGAGCAAGAAAAGAAGCAAAAAGAAGAATCTGCTAAAAAAGCCGTAATCGAGAAAGCCAAGCAAGACTTAGCGGATAAGTTCACAGTCGAGGGCCCTGGCTTTTCCGTGGAGACTCTCGATGGCCCAGCTAATTGGGGAGACACTCCCCTTGAGCAGGTCCCAAGCCTCCAGAGCGCGGTTACTAAGCTGGATGCTGGAAGTCCTCTAGAAGCTGCCAATGGTTCTCAAATAATGATTGACGCTGGGGACATCGAAGACCTGAAAGTTCGGATTCAGAAAGTAGAGAAAGACGGCAAAAAGCAAATTCGTCTTTCCTTTAAATTGACCAACTGGGCGGGCAACGCTTTCACCAAAAAACTAGCTAAGCAGCAGGCCCTAGACGTTAGTGATAACGCGAGGCTAGACAAGTACAAGACCAACGCAGACGGCTCTTTAACGTTTAGCGAAGAGTGGAGCACAGGGAACGTAGATGGCAACAACAAGGGCCGTACTTACCGAGGTGAGATTGCTGGGGGCAGCGGGGCGTTCCAATTCATTCGTGCCAATCGCAGTGCAACCACCCCCGACTTTTTCAAAAAAGGCGGGTCCAGCAACGGCCCAGTTTCGCTCCATAACCGTGTAGAAATTCTTTTGCCAGAAAACGCAACTCCAGAGCAGATAGCTGAAGCCATAAAGGAAGTTGGTGGAGTTCAAGAAGTCCGCCCCGCCACAGAAGCAGATTTCCGAGGAATTGCAGAGAACAAAATTATTTCGCTTTTTGGTAAAAAGGGCAATGGAGCAAAGAACTACGAGGGAGAACTTCGTAAGCAAATTCTTGATGAAGTAGAGAAAAATTATAACTTTACTGCTGATAACATGGAGGTTCGTGTAGATGAGCAGCAAAAAGGCGCAATTCAGTACCTGCTTCCCGAAGAGGTTGCAGAACAGCTGGCTGCAACCTATGGAGTTAGCTTCTTTAAGCACAACTTTGCTAGCGGAAACCTTCCAAGCGACGAAAAAGCAAGAGCAGATTTTGTCTACGACTTGCTGTTCAAAACTGGTGGCGGATTGTACTCCACAGTCACTCGTTGGACCGAGGGGTTAAATACCTCTGGCCAGTCAAGCTCTTCTGACCTTGCAGGAGTTGGCGCAGGGTATGTGTTCACTCGAAAGACCCCAAAAATGGACCTAAACCAGGGTTCGTACAAGGGCCTAGAGTTTTTCTTTGATGGAGTCCAGCTAATCCGTCGCCCAGAGTTTTATGGCTCTAACTACGACGAGTGGGGTAAAAAGTACGAAGACACCGACTATCTAGAGCTTTTGAAAGGCGCGAACGTGTCGGAAGTTCTGTTTAAGGACAATCTTAGCTGGGCTGATTTATCTGGAATATCGCTTGACTCAGCTGCCAGAAAGTTTTTACTAGAGCGATTGACAAGCGAGGGAATTACAGAAATTGCTGGTAAGCCCGTAAACGAATTATTTGGAGTTAAATAATGAAAGACGTACGACTTGTATACGAGGGTGTGGGCATTTTAGAGAAATCCACAAGCGAGGGGACCTTCAAACGTCTAATCCTGGGGGCTGTTCTTGTTGCTTCCAGCGAGGATGAGAACGACTACATTACGGTTGACATGGGCGACTATGGATACGACTATCTGGTTGATAGCGAGGATGTCACCATATCCCCAGACGGTACAATTGAGTTTGAAGCACATGACGCTAAATACGTCATTCGTAAGGTAGCAGAAGATGACAACTTAACAAGTCTTAATCCAGAACCTGAAGACAGCGAGGAAGCCTAATGGCGGAGAATGAGGCGGTTGATTTTAACCAATCCGTAGAAGCTTTGGTAGACACAGAACTTAATCAAGTAGTCACGCTTGTCTACGACATTGAAAACTTGGGTACCTTTTTTCGTATTGACGGTAAATGGACCCTTGGTACTTCGGATATAGCTATAGAGTTTGACGGCACCGAAATTACTGAACTGGATTACGAAAAAGCTTCAGAACTTGTTAAGCGGTTTGACGACAACGAGTTACTCACTTCTGAGGATTTGGTTGACTACGAGGAAGGCAAATAACCTATGGAATACCACGGTAGCCACGGGAATCAACTTTTGTACACGGACGCTGAAAGAGGCGTAGTTGTCGACGTAATGTCCAACACGATTATTTGCGTAGACGAGACTGAGACCCTCGTTGCGTCAGCCCAGTGGGACGCTTCAATCGAAGAGCCAATAGGCCCCTCAGCAGAGTTGGCCAAGGCCGCGATTACCGAGCTGGACATCAGAGTTTTTGCGGCTAATGACCGTATGTACACAATCCCTAAGTCTGTCATCGCTGAGGCTAAGCGGGGGCTTGCGTGGCGTAAAGAAGAGAAGCGGGGAGGCACTCCCGTTGGCCTTAACAATGCTCGCAGTCTTGTCAAGGGTGGTCAAGTTGGAATTGAAAAAGTTCGCCACATTGCTAAGTATTTTCCGCGCCACGAAGTAGACAAAAAAGCCAAAGGCTACAAGCCAGCTGAGGATAACTACCCAAGTAATGGTCGCATTGCTTGGGCACTTTGGGGTGGGGACGCTGCACAGCGCTGGGCATCAGCCATCGTTGAGCGCGAGAATAGCAAAGAAGGCCTTTCGGCTGGGGGCTACGACGAATATTATGCAGAGCAGAGGGTTGACTATGGTTCCTACGCTGCGACTGGTGTAGAGCCTGATTTCTATATCCGAATTAATCTGACTAGTGGCGGGATTGACCGCCTCTACAAAGTAGACGAAGACGGAACTTGCAAGGTCTGGGATGACGGCTCGTGGGAAGACATGGGCAACGTTGAAAATGACTTTATCACTTACGACAAAGCTTTAGATGACCCCTACGATAAAAGCCAAAAAACCTATGTTCCAGTAGACCGTGAGACCGCCATCTCCTGCTCCGCGATGTTGGACAATGCTCCTATGGAGCCAGTATTTCTCAAGCAGTTGAACTTCAACGAAACAGAGCTTTTTGAGGCAGCAATGCCAGAACTTGACTTTGAGTTGTTAGACCAGTTCAGTGACGAGACTCCTGACCTCTTGGAAGAAGAGGACTACTACGACGACGGTCTTATGGCTTCAGGGGTCGCAACTTTTGCTGAGGAGTCTTCCGTCGATACAAGCCCAGGAGTAGACACCCCAGAAGAAAGGGCAGCGCGAGCTGAGACGCAAGTTCGTGACAAGTTGGGGCGGTTCGCAGAAAACGGTTCGACAGTTGTGATTGGCGGAGATTTTAACTATCAAGGGGTTGTTACATCTCAGAACCCTACTGACAAGACGGTCACTGTTGAGTTAAATAACGGAGAATCAGTTACAGTAGCTGGAAGCTCAACTCAAAAAGTAGAAACCTTTGAGCCTGTATCTCAGGCCAACTTCCCCGCAAATAACTTAGATTTTACTGGAATCCTTGGCGAACCAAGAGTCCCTATCGACCAGCCAAACGCTCAATTGCCTGGCCGCCTTCCACCACTAACCGCTTCAAATGTTGGCACATTAGTTAGAGACTGGGGCTCGTGGGTTGCAGACCAAAGGTTAGCCCCTGAGTATGACGGTGACCCAATTCCTCCGTTTGTTCCTAAGGCTGTACCAGACATCAACACTGCGCTGGGACGTTACCACAAGGGCTCTTTTAACCCAGATGGTACGGCTAAGCCTGGGTGGAGCCCTGCTACAACAGAGAACGTCTACAACGAGCCACTTCTTCGTGACTGGTTAGATTCTGTGTACGGCGATAAGTCTGGCAGAGGCTCTGGACAGACATACGGTAGCTGGTACAAACCAAAAAGCTTCCCTGGGGTAAAAGTAGACGACAAGCAGTCTCGCGACAAAGTAGTAGGCCAAGAAAATCGCAGGTCCTGGGACAGTAAGTTTGACCCAACCAAGCTTTCTGCCGAAGGACTGACTGCAGCAGCTGATGGCAAAGCAAGAATGCTGACTCCAGAGAGTACTGATGTAAAGCCGATGTACTTGGCTATTGTTGCTGATGACGACCCCCAAGCTGTTTTAAATCTGGTTTGCTTGATTCCAGCATCTACTGGAACAGCTTCTCCCACCACTTTCGTTAGAAGACCTGGCGAGTGGGTCAAAGACGAGCAGGTCCTTGCGGATTTGAACAGTCCTACTCCACCGCCTGTAATTGTGCTGGACAATGAGAATTTAGCTATTGTCACCGAGCAAATAGATGGTGACGCTGTGGTGGCTAGTGCAGTAGTACAGTCACATTTTGCTTTGACTAGGAACACAACAATTTCTGCACTCATGGCTGCGGGCGGTGCCGACCGCAACAAAGGCAACGCTGAGAACCTACGTCGCTATTGGACAGTTGGCAAAGGCGGACTAAAGATTCGATGGAACACCCCAGGGGACTGGACTAGGTGTAACCGTCAGCTCAAGAAATATATGGGCCCCCGTGCAAAAGGCTACTGTGCGCTTCGTCACAAAGAGATGACGGGCGTATGGCCTGGTGACAAAAAGAATGTAGGTAAGAAAAAAAGGGGCAGCGCTTTGAAGGCATCTGCCGAACTACAGAGCACCCCCCTGAGCACGCTTAGGTCGGAAGCTCAGATTATTGAAATGGCCACTCTCCGTGCACGCGCAATGTCTGCTAAATCCAAGGTTAAGGGAAGGGCAGGTGTTAGCCCCACGGAGCATGGAGCAAAGTTTGTAATTCCTTTGGTAATCCCTGAAGGAATCGAAACTGGTGACGGTCGCGTTTTCCAAAAAGACTCCATCGGTATGCGAGACCTTCCGCTTCCCCTGCTTTGGCAGATTAAAACAGGCAACGGCCACGATGGGTCTGTGGTTGTGGGGCAGATTATTAGCATGGAGCGCACTAAGAGTGGTATTGGAAACGCCATTGGGCTATTTGATAGCGGTGAATTTGGTAAGGAAGCCGAGAGGCTTGTACGTCACGGATTTGTCCGAGGGGTGTCTGCTGATATGGATAAGTTTGAGGCTGATGAAGAGACCACAGACGACACAGGCGGCGACTCGAAAAGCATTAGCTCAGGTAGAATAAATATAACAAGCGCCCGTGTGATGGCGGTCACTATCGTGCCCAAGCCAGCATTTCAGGAGTGCTTCATACAAATCGTTGATGAAACCAGCGATGCCGAGGAGGAAACAATGCAACCAGATGGTGTGTACGTAGATAACGTTAACCCGCTAGATGCGTCTGCTTTAGTCGCCTGCGGAATGGTTGCTGGTGCAATTCCAAATGAGCCCCCAACAACCTGGTTCGAGAACCCCAAACTTAAAAAAGCTACGCCTTTGACTATCGGAGATGACGGTCGCGTATTTGGTCACATTGCTGCATGGCATGTTGACCACATCGGTATGGCATTTGGTACTAAGCCACCCCGCAGCCGTAGCCAGTATTCCTACTTCCACACTGGAGTTGTCCGCACCGAAGAGGGTTCAGATGTCCCAGTGGGTCAGTTGACCCTTGCTGGCGGTCACGCTGGGCTTGAGGCATCTGCTCAGCAAGCAGCTAAGCACTACGACGACACAGGGTCTGCGTTTGCCGATGTCCACGCTGGAGAAGATTCCTACGGAATCTGGGTTGCTGGTTCGCTCCGTTCTGGCACCACCCCAGAGCAGATTCGTGCAGCCCGTGCATCAGCACCTTCTGGAGACTGGCGTCCAATTAAGGGCAGCCTAGAACTAGTCGCTGTATGTCAGGTAAATGTCCCTGGATTCCCTATCGCTCGCGCAAGAGTTGCTTCGGGTCAGGTTATGGCTTTGGTTGCAGCTGGCGCAAACGTGCTTGCACAATTAAAGAGTGACCCCCTCGCGGAACTAAATGCAAAAATTGATGCGCTCGCTGTTGCTCAGTCTGAGCCTCTAATTGAGAATGCACGCGCTCGATTTGCCCAAGCACGCGAAGAAATTCGCTCTACCAATCTTGAACGTATGAACGAGCTCTCTCTCCGCGTCAAAGAGGCGAAAAAGAAAGATGACGAATCATGGGAATACATGATTCAGATGATGGATGATGACCCAGAAAACGAGCTTGCCGTTGTTCCTCGGAGGATTCGTCAGCGTCTTGCTCGTGAGGGCAAGGCGATGCCTGATGGCTCTTTCCCAATCAGAAATATTTCTGACCTTCGAAATGCGGTCCGTGCGTACGGACGGGCAAAGCCTGGAGCTAAGGGAGCAGTCCGCAAGCACATCATGAAGCGTGCACGCGGACTAAACCGTCCAGACCTGATTCCACCAAAGTGGAGCACGAAATTTAGCGAAAACGGTGAGGAACTTTCGCTACGCGACCGTGCTATCACTGCTTCAGGTATTTTAAGCATGAAAAAGAGCTCTGATTCAGAAAATTTAGAAGCACTTTTTACTGAAAAGGGTTTTACTGCAGCAGCAGGAGATGACGAAGATTTAGAAGACCCAACGCCTGAAGAAGTTGAGGCCCTAAAGACGGAAAAAACTTCTCGTGAAAACGAGGACCTTCGTCCTAAATTTACGCCTGACACTCAGCCGAGAGATGACTCGGGCAAGTTCCGTAAAGTTTTAGCTCGCCTAAAGACGGACCTAGGCATTGCTGGTCTCAATGACGCAGTTGAAAGAGCTGAAGAGATTGAGAACTTCGATGAGTCGGGAGACACCGACCAAGCAACAGAGTCTGCTCAGAAATTAATCGGGTTTGTTGACCGATTGGACGCAAAAGCACTTAATCCTGAAGCTTTAGAGAACATTCGTGAGAGTTCTGGGAAGCTAGGCGAAGTGATTGCTAACCTCCCCCTTCAGTTTGGCGAAGAGTCTCAGAAGATTAGGTATAGCGATGTGCCCGACCCTCTCCAGCAGCTGATGAAAGACATGATTGAGCGGGTTGAAGCCAAAATTGGCGACGAAGACGCGGATATAGCTACTGCTGACCTTAAGAGATTCATGTCTGGCGGAGATTACTTCAACCAGAGTGAGATTTCTGCAGAGATGTCGAAGCTACTTAGGCTCCTTACCTAATCACCACATCTAATCGACTATTCGTACAATCACTACTTTACAACTTATGTAACATTGTATGTAGGTGGAGTGCCTCCACGCCTTGTGCGTTCAGGAGTCCCTCGGCCTCGACTGATGAGCAAGTAGGACACCCGTCCTATGTGACTGCCCTAAGGAGGGACAGTGGACCGTATTACGGAGATGATGAATCAGCTCTCCGAACTCGCTGACGAACAGGTTAGCGAGCTTCAGGAAATGATTGTCAACGAATTCGAAGCGGTCGAGAATGAGGAACCTTCCTCACAGACAGTTGACGCGATGACGTCGCTTGCCGACATGCTTGACGCCGTTCGCGGCGAACTCAGGCAGCGCGAGGCCGCAATTCAGGAGCTCGCCCAGCGGGCAGCTGATGCAGCTAACCGCGTGCGTGGCGACGAAGCTAAAGAAGATATGGATTCTTCTGAAGGCGAAGAGGAGATGAAGGAAGAGGAAATGACCTCATCTGACGCAGAGGCCGCTATGGACTCTGACAAAGAGAAGGAAATGCCCGAAACTGACACTCCTGTTCAGCTAT